GATTCCGAAGACCCTGTTTTCGTAGACGTTGAACAGTATATCCGAGCCGAGTTTGATATCGGCCTGTCCGCAGGGCGCAATCTCGGCGTACGGGCCGCCAAAACAGAATACATCGCTATTCTTGATGACGACTTCATATTCACCAGACAGACAGACATCCTCGCTCTCGCTAACGCTGTTGAGAGTGGGTTTGATATTGTCGCTGGGGCGCTGATAGAAAACAAAACCCTCCGCAATTACGAAGGGGTTTACACAACCAGAGGCACGGAACTCCACGTATCTCTAGGTAACAAAGGCCAACAAGGAGACCTGACTGTCCACGACTTCGTGTTCAACTTCTTCGTAGCCAGACGTTCAACTTTGCTTCAGTACCCGTGGGATGATGAGTTAAAACTCGCCGAGCATACTGCTTACTTTTTTGTCCATAGAAATAATCTGAAAGTCGGCTACCTGTCATCAGTTACTGTTGAACACAAACCAGAGAGAGACCCTGACTACTCAACCTATCGAAGCCGTGGTCGGATATTCCTCCGCAAGTTTTTAGCCAAACAAGGTCTGACCCGTCTCGTAAACGAGAAGGGAGCGGTATCAGACCTCCTGTCTGACGACACCAGTTTCTGTATTACAACGATGAACAGACCGCAGTGTCTTAAAAGGTTGATGGTCTCGATAGCCAACTATTATCCTGAAGCACTTTGCTATATCGCAGACCAGAGTGAGGAGCACGACAAGCAGTTCTACCGAGATCTGCTAAACGAGCTTCTGGGTCTAGGGTTAGTTACTCCTCCAGTTTTTCACTTACTTCCGTTTGACTGCGGTCTGTCTTACGCGCGGAACTATCTGATGCGCCAGACACCGGGGCGGTACAAACTTATTCTCGAGGATGATTTCGTGTTCACGAAGAAAACCAACATAGACGCTATGCGTAAACTTGGTCTCCCTATCGTATCAGGCAGGGTGTCAAACGAAGGCAACAGGGATATGGACTTCGAGTTTCTGCTTGAACGGCGCGGCAAGTTTCTCAACCACAGACCAAACAACAACGGGTGGAAAATAAAAGGGGGAATAACCTATCGCCTGACTGACTGCGCTCCTAACTTCCTCCTGATAGACCGCTCTAAATGCTACACCGAGTGGGATGAAGACCTCAAAGTATGTGAGCATTTGGACTTCTTCCTGCGGAACACCTGCCCTGTCGGTTACACAACGTCAGCAACGATAGACCACTTCCCAGTGGTGGACGCGAAGTATAAAAAGTTGCGCTCCAGATATTACTTCCTGCAAAAAATGATGGAGAAAAACGGCCTCACGAAGATAACCTATCTAAGCGGGTTCAATTTCAGCATCAAAAACGGCACTCTCCATAGGTCTTCGTAATCCACACCCAGTGTTTGCTTACGATTATATTCCTTGATATAATTACCCAATATCGGTATGGAACTACCAACCATCACAGGCGAGGATATTCGGCACTTTCATAAGTTGTCAGAGGACTTCAAAGCTACGCAAGCGCTGGCCTCCCGCGCCATCGCCGACGCCAAACTCAACCAAAACAACGAGCTCACGATCGCAAGGGATGGAAAGCCCGTCTCCATAAGGGAAAAAGACCTATGGGACGAGGTATGGACACTAGGCGCTACCTGCGAAGCGGCAGGCATCCTCAAAGAAAAATACCCGGACGTGTTCATCCACTCCGTAGCCGCAGACGACAAACGGCAAGAGATAAAAGTGTTTGCGATTGAACGCTGGCAGGTAGACCCGCTCGCTATTTCTCTCTCCGACATCATCAGGATTATCGAAGGCGTGGTTGACTACAAAAAGAAATGAAAATGATATTCGCCGAAAGAAAAACACTAAACGGTTATATGTACTCGACTTACGACGCCGCAGGCCAGTTAGTAATCCAGTCCCACAGAAAACTCCTTGCTGACACGCTAGACACCATCAGTGTCGCAGTAATGAACTCCAAAAAGACCGAAGGAGAAATCAGTGATGGAATAACTTTCACCTACAAACCCTCTCCACTATGGGGAGATATTATTTCTAATGACTAAAATCTCGGCTAGACGAACCCCTCCCCTGCCCTACTGGTACCAAGCGGCACTTCCCCTCTCTATAGGGAGAAATGCCTACTCTGCTCGATAGGGGAGTGGGGGAGTGGTATAATAGGATGATGGGTACACTAGAAAAAACTAGCGATAACTCGCCTAAACGCGACGAGAAGGGGCGATTACTTCCCGGCACTCCTTCTCTCAATCCTGAAGGTCGACCACTAGGTAAGTCAATTAAAGACCGTGTGCGACAATTTCTCGAAGACCATCCTCACGATATGGAAGCGTTTGTTCAACACTTCATCAAAGACAATCGTGAACTCGCTTGGCAAATGTTGGAGGGTCGTCCTCAACAATCAACCGACATCACTTCCAAAGGCGACAAGCTCGAAGGAATAGCCGTTGAAATAATCCGTAAGAATGAAACTACAACTGAAGGGGACGCCGGTACTGGAGAAGAACTGGGGTCTAACTAATCGTCTCATAGTCAACGAAGGAGGAACGGGTAGCTCCAAGAGTTATTCACTGTGTCAACTGATGATACTCAAAGCCCTGCAGGAAACAGGCAACCGATATTCAATAGTCCGCAAAGCACTCCCTGCCCTCAAAGCTACAGCAATGAGGGACTTTTTTTACATCTTGAGAGACAACGATTTATACGAAGAAGCCAACCACAACAAAACAGACAACCTCTACTCACTTCACGGAAACGAGTTTGAGTTCTTTGGCCTAGACCAACCGATGAAGGTTCGGTCAAGGCGAAGAGATTATCTTTGGATGAACGAGGCCAACGAGTTCACGCTCGAGGATTACAGACAACTCTCGATGCGAACGAACAAGCAGATTTATCTCGACTACAACCCTTCAGACCAGTTTCATTGGATTTATGACCACGTTCTCACGAGAAAGGATTGCACCCTCATACGCTCCACCTATTTAGACAACCCCTTCTTACCCCAAGAAGTCGTCAAAGAAATCGAGAGCTATAGGGACTTAGACCAAAACTACTGGAGGGTTTACGGACTTGGAGAAAGAGGCGTTGCACAAACGACTATCTACACTCACTGGCAATACTGCGATGAGTTACCTAAAGAACGGGACGAGACGATATTCGGCCTCGACTTTGGCTACAACAACCAAACTGCGCTTATAGAAATCGCCACCAAAGACCAAGAGGTGTTCACTGACGAGCGGCTCTACGAACGGAAGATGACCAATACTGATTTGATAGCGTGGATGGAAGCCAACCAAATACCTAAAGACAAACCGATATACGCTGACCACGCAGAACCACAGCGCATAGAAGAAATCAAACAAGCTGGGTATCACATCCTCCCTGCCGACAAGAGTGTTGAGGATGGCATTGACACCCTGAAGCGTAGACGCTGGTTCATCACTAAATCTTCCGTCAACCTCCTCAAAGAAGCTCGGTCGTACCGATGGAAAGAAAAGGATGGTATAATTCTTGATGAACCCGTGAAAGCGAACGACCACGGTATGGACGCTATCCGCTACGGGGTTCACACCCACAAACTTTCACTAAATCAATTTGTCGGGTTCGTTTAGTATGACCGAAGAAACTATCAAAGAAAAAATCTGGGAGTTTGTTGTTGAAGAAGGCCGCCGCATTCAGTGGGGCAAGTTATTTATTGAGATTACCGTTCAAGACGGGAAGCTGGAGACGATCCAAGCGGAGACCAAAAGAACCAAAAAACTAAAATGAACCCACTAAAATCCGCAGTTCAGTTTCTTACGAAGAAAAGCTATTACGCCCTGTTTTACGACAACCGCCTCCCTGACGCGGACAGACACTGGGGCAAGACCGACTTTCTAAAGGCGAACGAGATATCTCTCTACACAAACAGAGCGATAGACAAACGTGCTGAAAAGGTATCCGAAGTAGAGTTCGTTCTAGTCAACCGCAAAGACGAAGAGGTTGTTGAAGACCACCCCATCCTTCTTCTTCTCAACAGACCGAACGAGTTTCAAACCGCTAGACAGTTTTGGGGGTTATATCAAAAGTACCTCGACCTTGTTGGTTCAGCATTTATTTGGATTGAGACCGGCGCTCCTACGTTCGACCGCACGTCGACTAAAATCAAAGCACTTCATCTTCTCCGACCTGATTACGTCCGTGTGAATTACGGAGCTGACGGGCTAATCTCGGGGTTCAACTACTCAAAGCCCCGTGGTGGAGTAACAACCTACACACCCGAGGAGATTGTCTACGCCTACCGCCCCGACCCACTCAACCCAACAGAAGGCGTTTCACTACTCAAAGCAGGTATCAGAACCATAGACACTGAATTACAACTGACCAAATACCACGCGTCAGTCCTCAAGAACGGAGGAAAGATTGAGAGCGTGATGAAATTCAAGACCCCGTCTCTTACGCAACAACAACTCAAAGACCTCAAGCAACAGTACGAACAGCAATTCGCTGAAGCGAAGAACTCCGGTAAGCCGATGTTTCTCGGAGGGGATGCTGACATCCTGAAGCTGGGTATGAGCCCCGACGAGCTCTCATTCCTCGAGAGCAAGCGCCTCATCCTCGATGATATTTCAATGCTGACTGGTGTACCGAAGGTGGTGCTTGGCGTGGCTACTCAAGAGACCTTCTCCAACGCTCAAGCGGCAATCGACATCTTCCTTAGAGAAACCGTAAAGCCCCTGCTCTCCGACCTCACCACTATTCTTGACTGGACGATTGTACCGGATGAGTTTGACTTGGAGTTCATCGACCCCACACCCGAAAACGTTGAACTGAAACTCAAAGAAACCGAGAGTGGAATTAAGAACTACTATATGACCATCAACGAAGCGCGTGATCGGCACGCACTTCCACCTATCCCAGATGGCGACCAAATCCTCGCACCATTCTCCCTTATGCCTCTTGATAAGGTGGGAGAAGAACAACCCAGCTCACAAGACAACCAAGACAATCAAGATAACCAAGACACCGAGGAGAAATCTCTCAAACCTCATCCTCTAAGAAACAAGGACGTTCGAGAGCGTTACGGGTCAATGATGGTCAAGCGCCTAGACCGCAACCATCAACGGGTGATCAAATCAGTCCGCAATTATTTCGTTGAACAAAAGAAGCGGATAATCGAAAGAATAGTCGGGACACGGACGTTCAGACACAAGGACTTCATTGACGGCGTATTCGACCACGTACTTGAAATCAACCTAGCCAAAGCAATGCTCCTTCCCCTTATCAGACAGATACTCCTCAAAGCGGGAACGGACGCTGCAGACCTCGCGGGCGCGACCCGTCCTTTCCTCCTGTCCTCCTCGATAGAAGGGTGGCTGGATACGAGGGCTCATATCTTCGCCACCCAAATCACTGAAACTACATTCAACGACCTCAAAGCAGCTTTCCGTAATTCCCTTGATGCAGGAGAAAGCCGACAGCAACTCGTCGCCAGAATACGGGATGTATACGACGGATACGATGAAACTCGAGCGACTACGATCGCAAGGACGGAAGTCCACGCCGCCACACAGGAAGGTACTATTGACGGATACCAGCAGGCGGGGTTGGACACTAAAATTTGGGTATGGGCTCCGGGTGTACTCGGAGGTGTAAGGGAAGACCACCTTGCTATGGATGGCGAGGAGGTTCCAATCAACGCACCGTTCTCCAACGGGCTTGATTATCCCGGCGACCCATCCGCAGACCCAGAAGACACCATTAACTGTTCGTGTTCGATATAAACTAATTACTCGTGATATAATAATTGCACCGCAGGAAGCACTCCACGGACTTCACAAAGAAGTCCTATGAATAAAAACAAATTTCTATCAGTTTCTCAAAACACACTTAAAAACCACAACGTCTCAACCCTCCAAGATTTGTGGGTAAAAGCGAAGGCAGAGGGTTACACGGGACTTTGTAAGACCTGCTCTGTTGAGCTCGTCAAAGACATTGAGACCCGCAAGTTCCACGCGGTGTTCTCTTCAGAGGCGTTAGACCGCCACGGAGAGATTGTCGAGCAGAGCTTCGACCTCAAGGCGTTCAAAAAGAACCCCGTGCTACTCGATAGCCACAACTACAACTCAATCGAACACATCATCGGGCGCATTGCTCCTATCGGTGTCCGACAGGAGATGTTGCAGGGCGACATAGAGTTCGCACTCGATAACCCCAAAGGTCTCCTCGCGTTCAACCTCGCGGACAAAGGTTTCCTCAACACCACCTCAATAGGTTTCATCCCCAAAGAGTTTGATGACAAAGGGAATGTAACCCACTCCGAACTCCTAGAGATATCTGCTGTCTCCGTCCCCGCTAACCCAGAAGCACTATTTGAAAAACAAAATGAAGAAGAGCCCGAAGAGCCCGTACAGGAAGTCCCTCCCGAAGTACCTGCCGAAGACCCCGTCGAAGTCCCTCCCTATGACCCTCGCAGAGAAACGAAAGATGCGGTCAACGCTCTACTCGAAATTCGCCAACGACATCTACAGCTAATTGCAAGAGAGATTCAGAAGATTACCGAACCGACTGTTCGCAAGAGGAAGGTTTATCAATCAATCAGAGAATTGTTAAAGGCAGAATAATCGCGCATTGGTCGAAAGTCCCCGAGCACGACGGGCTGTATTACAAAAACAACAACACAATATGGAAACAATAGAAAAGACAGTAGCAACAGACCCCCAAACTGAAGACGCAGACATTGCCAAAGGCGTCCGTGAGCTCGTGAACACATCCGCAAAAGCGGCTGTTCAGGAAGCTAAGACGGCCGTCGAGGAAATCAAATCTGACGTACAGAAATGGTTGAAAGACCAAGAGACCCTTCGAGAGAAGAAGTCCGGTATCTACCAACCTGAAGTACAGGACAAGCGAAAGAACCTTAACAAGTATCTCCGCGAGTTCTTGTCTGCAGCGATGGATAACGATGTTGCTGCTATTCAACAGCTCAACGGGATGACCCGCAAAGAGCTTACGACAGACGCAGAAGGTTCACCCTTCGGCGGTTATGTCATTGATTCCGAACTTTCGGCTGAAATCCGCCACCTTATTACCGAGTACGGTGATGCACGCCGTGAGGCAACTTCGCTCCAACTTTCGAAAGGAAGTTACCGAGCGAACACCCTTGCGACTGACATCAACGTCTACTGGGTAGACGAGGGTGCGGCTATCAAATCCGACCAAGTTGTACTCGCACAGGACTCTCTTGAACTCAAGAAACTCGCAGTCATCGCAACGTTGACCCGTGAGCTTATGGAGGATTCAGAAGTTGACTTGTTCTCGTTCATCGCTGGTCGCGTAGCCGAACAGTTCGCGAAAGCAGAAGACGCTATGTTCTTTGTTGGCGACGGTGGTGGAGATTTTGGCGGTTTCACCGGCATCCTCAACAACAACGCAACCAACGAAGTAAATATGACTGGTATTACATTCTCATCACTCACAGCAGACGATCTGCTTGATATGCAGGATGCAACACCGTCAGGCGCTTTGGCTAACGCACGATACTATATGCATCGTTCAATTATGAACGTTGTACGGAAACTCAAAGACGAAAATGGTATGCCTATTTTCCAACCTTTGTCCGTAGCAGGCCCAGCAACAATCTGGGGACGCCCTGTAGTATTGATAGAATCAATGCCAGCGATTACGGATTCTGATGAAGAAACCGCATTCGTACTGTTTGGCGACCTCAAGCGGTCGTCAATCTTCGGTTTCAAAGGTGCAATTTCGGCAGACCGCTTCAACGCTGGTGTTGTCCGAAATGTAGCAGACAACGCTGACATCAACCTCATAACGACTGACCGAGAGGCCATTCGCTGGGTTGAACGTGTCGGTGCTTTGCACATCTTCCCGAAAGCAGTAACCCGCCTCATTACTGGAGACGCAAGTGCATAATTTGCGCCCCTTCACTGACCCTTCACAGGGTTAGTGCTGGGGGCGGAAACCGATGAAGCGATACACATACCAACATAAAAAAACAGGTAAGCGTGTCCACACGGACAAACCCCTCAAAAACGCGCAAGAGTTTATCCTCTTGGTCGAGATGCGCGATATGCAAATGAAAAGTAATAAAATAATCCAAAAATAATATGGCAGTACAAATACGACGCTGGACAGGTGCAGGCCCAACAAAGACCGACATCACCAGCATAAACACCCGCCTCAATGCTGAAGACACACACACAACAGCAGGCACAAGCAACCCAATCCTTGTTCCAGCAGCAGGAACTAACTATTCCTACTGGGCGAACACCCGCCTCTACTTCAACGGTTCAGGCACAGGAACGATAAACAACATCAAATGGTACTCCGATGGTGGCAACACTCTCGGCACAGGTGTTGGGCTAGTCGCCGCAACAGCAGGTGTGTACGGAGAAGCATCAGGCACACCGGGTACTTCAGGAACCGAACTCTCTGTAGCTAACTACGGAAACGGAACAACAGACCTCAACGAGGAACCTGTAAACGCTTTCACGTTGACAGCAGGTAGCCCGAAATCAGTAACAGGTTCGGTAACAAACCCGAACAACTCGGAACTATCACACTTCGTTGTTCTTCAAATCACTGTTGGTTCGACTGCAGCAGCAGGCGCAACCACACAGGAGACGATGACGTGGCAATATGATTCGACAGTAGCATAACCAACCCAATATGACCGACGGCAATACAATGCCTGTCTATTGGTGGAGAGCGACCTATGACAATGGCGAAACCTTCACCCTTCAGCCCGGCAGCACTTATAACCAATATCACAACATAGACCGCACACGTTTACGCGTGTTCGAGCTTTTCAATCACGACACCGGAGAAGTGAAAGTAAAACTCAACTTTCTCCCCGGGCAGCGCTTAATTTGGCGCACGAGGCATCGCCTCCAAGTCGGCGGACAGGATGAAGTAGTACACATTGTAGGAAAGCAAATGACTGTGGATGGCAAAAACTCACAGGGTATCTTCCTGTTGTTTGAGAAAGATGGAAGCGTGGAGTTCTTCGATCGATACGACGCTAAACATCCGTTCCTTCAGGAGGTACAATTACTCCCATTCGAACAATAATATGGAGATTAAAAAAGACACAGAAATAAAAGTTCACATTCCTTACACGGTAACTGAAGGGGACTGGACGTATGCGGACACTCTAATCCTCTCCGAAGACGAAGCTGTCCAACTATCCGAAGAAGACATCAACGGACAGATATCAAGTAAGTTCGACAGTTGGCTTGAGTATGTAACCACCCCAGCCCAACAGCCGACCAAAGAAGACCTCGCGGTGGAACTAACAAAATTGCAGAAGGAGAAAGAAGAAGCAGAAGCAAAGATTGCGCTTCTGACTGAACAAATAAACACCAAATAATTTATGGCTGACGCAAAGATCACAGCTTTAACAGAAGACACCGCCCCAGTAACAACCGACCTCCTCGTAATGGTGGACGACCCTTCTGGTACTCCAGTTACTAAGAAGACCACGATTGCTACCTTTCATAAAATAACACCGGGGCGGTTTCTAAGAACTACAGTTCTTACTTCTGGCACTTCTCACACAACACACACTTCAGCCAACACTATCTTCGTCAGGTTGGTGGCGGGTGGTGGTGCGGGTGGAGGTGGAGCGTCTGCAACAAGCAACGCGGGATGCGGTGGTGGCGGGTCTGCAGGCGGTTACGCTGAAAAAACTTTTACCGTTACACCTAACACCGCTTACACATACGCCATAGGAATAGGTGGCACAGCAGGTAGTGCAGGCAACAACCCCGGCAACGACGGAGGCATCACTACTTTTACAGTAGGTGGTACGACCGTAACTGCAAACGGAGGCAAGGGCGGTCAAGGTATGGCCTCTGGTTCAACAGTGATTTCCGCACTGGGTGGCGCGTCTCCTGCTGTCTCAACAAACGGCGACCTAAACTCTGGAGGCGATCCCGGTGTCTACGGACAACGAGGTTCGGGTACTACTGGAACGGGCGGGTCTGGTGGTTCGTCTCCACTCGGCGCTGGCGCTAACGCAAGAAACACTCAAGGTGCTGGCAACACCGCTTCAGTCGGATACGGCGGAGGTGGTGGAGGAGGATTTGGCACTGGTAACAACAACAGTGTTGCGGGTGGTGCTGGGGCAAACGGCGTCATTATCGTTGACGAGTTCTCTTAAACCGAACCGTATGACGTACTTAAATGGCTTTTTTACTTCAGGAGAATGCGGATAAGGTTCTACAGGAGAATGCGGATAAACTCATTCTCGATGGATACCCTGATACACTTACAGCCGCCCACACGATCGACACTGTCAAACAGAAACTTGACTCGGTGTCTCACTCTCTTGACGCTCTACGTTACAAATCAACTGACCGCTATTGGGTAGGAGGTGCTGCAAGTTGGGACGGAACGGCAGGGTCTAAATGGGCGTACGTATCAGGTGGCACTGGCGGTGCTCCTGTCCCTACTTCTTCCGATAACGTATATTTTGACGCCGCGTCAGGCGCTAACACAGTAACCGTTGCGGTAGGCAACACTGGCGCTCTAAGTATTGATTGTACTGGGTTTACAGGCACTCTTGCTGGCAGTGCCGCTCTTACTATTGCAGGTAATTTGAAACTCGTAGCGGGTATGGGCTTTACCTACACGGGCGCAGTTACTTTTTCAGCAACATCTGGGACTAAAACCATTGCTAGTGGTGGTAACGTTTGGGATGGTGTTGGTGGTATCATTTTTTTAGGTTCAGGAGGAACGTTTCAGTTAATTGATACGCTTGAGTTTTCTAACAATAGGTCTCTCACGTTAGGTGCGGGCGCTACGTTCGACCCTAACGGTCAGCTAGTACGCTGGGCTGGTTCAGGTGTTAGCTCCGCTACACTCGAAGGCAGTTTTACATTCTACGACCTGACTATAAATGGTTCTACATCGAATGGTTCTACATTCAACATTAACTCAAACCAAACCATTACCAATAACCTCACGATTTCAGGCAACAACTCCACGACAGGGCGTTTGTTGGTAAGAAACACCGCTACAGGCACTCCCATAACGCTTAACGCGGCAACCGTAACGATGTCCAACGTGGACTTAATGGACATCACTGGGGCTGGCGCAGGTAATTGGAACTTATCCGATATCACAGGACTTTCGGGTGATTGTGGTGGGAACTCTGGCATAACATTCACGACAGCTGTCCCACAGTATTACCAAACAGCGGTAAGTAGTAACTGGGCTGACAGCACAAAGTGGTTTCTCGGCACCAATGGTACAGGTGGAGCAGGGAGAGTTCCACTTCCGCAAGACACTGCGATTTTTGACCTAAACTCCATCACAGCAGGAGGTAAAACTATTACGCTCAATATGGCAAGAATTCCTACCACTACCTTTGCTGGTGTAACCAACACACCCACACTAGCCACCTCGACCACTGCTTCTGTGTTTGGTTCTCTCACTCTTGACAGTGGAATGATACTCGCTGCCTCCACTAATACCTACACCTTCCGTGGCAGAGGTTCACACACACTAAACTGCGCTGGCTTGACTTTTCAAAAACCTATCGTT